ATGGCCAACTCGACAAAAATCAAAGCAAGCAAGCATACCCGCCTGGATCAGCCTGATCTGGGGCCGGTCGAGCAAATTCCGATTGATTTGCTCAAGCCCTACCCAGGTAACGCGCGCACCCATGACGACAAACAGATCGCTGTCATCGGCCAATCGCTTGAAAGCTTTGGCTGGATGAACCCGATCCTCGCGGAGCGCGACGGCAAAATCATTGCCGGTCATGGCCGCTGGCTAGCAGCAAAGAAGACGGGCCTTTCCCAGTGTCCGGTGATCCGCGTCGAGCACCTCACCGAGGATGCAGTGCGAGCCTATCGCCTCGCCGATAACCGACTTGCCGAGCTTTCGGGCTGGGATCAGGAAATCCTCGAGATCGAGCTCCAGCATCTCAGCAGTGTCGAGCTTGATTTTAACATCGAGGTAATCGGTTGGAACCATGCCGAGCTCGACGTAATGCTAAGCGAGGACGATGATCCGGAGAGTGATCCCGCCGACGAAAACGTTCCACCGCCCGCTCAGGTTGCCGTTACTCGGCTGGGCGACCTTGGCGGCTTGCCCATCATCGGCTTTACTGCGGGTCGGCCATCGAGCCGACTTCCTTTGCCGTCCTGATGGGCGGGAGAAAGGCAGCGATGGTATTTGTCGATGCTCCTTACAATGTGAAAATTGATGGTCACGTAAGCGGTCTCGGCAAAACCCAGCACCGCGAGTTCGCGATGGCTTCGGGCGAGATGAGTGATGCCGAGTTTCGCGGGTTTCTCGCCGGCAACGCGCGGCAATTGGCGGCAAACGTTGTCGACGGCGCCATCCTCATGATGTGCATGGACTGGCGCGGATTGCTCAATTTACAGCTCGCCATTGCCGAGGCGGATCTGCACCTCATCAACCTGGCGACATGGGTAAAAAACAATGGCGGGATGGGCAGTCTTTACCGCTCGCAGCATGAGCTGGTGCTGATTACAAAGCACGGCGACGGGCCTCACACAAACAACGTCGATCTCGGCCGTCATGGCCGTTACCGGACTAACGTGTGGCGATACGCCGGTGTCAACAGCTTCGGCAAAGGTCGGCTGGAGCTGCTCGAGGGGCATCCCACCCCCAAGCCTATCGCGATGGTAGCGGACGCCATTCGCGATGTCAGCAAGCGCGGAGAAATTGTGCTCGACAGCTTCATGGGATCAGGGACGACACTCCTCGCCGCTGAACGCACCTCGCGGGTGGCTTACGGAATGGATCTTGACCCTTGCTATATCGATCTGACGATCCGCCGGTGGGAGAAAATGACCGGCGAAAAGGCAACGCTGGCGGCAACTGGGCAGAGCTTTGCCGACGTCACCGCGGAAAGATCATCGTCACCACAGACCCCTTCTGCTGAGGTAGGCAAAATTTATCCAACGGTAAGCGATCCGGGGTAATCTTACTAACGCGCTGCCCGCGGATCGCTCGATCCAGTGATTCCGGACAGCGCAATTCAAGTGGGGAAGAACGCAAACGCTGCTGGTCGGGAAGGGACGGCCAGCCAATGGAAAGCTGTACCCATGGCCATTCGTAGAATTCCCCCCAAGCCTCCCTCGCATCCCAATCCCTCATCGGTGACCCCGATTGATCCACCTCACGGCGCGGAGCCGCCAGTCCCACAACCCATTAGCGACGCAGCCGACCGCCCCTCGCGTCGACGCGGTCACGCCAGACGTAACGAAGCCGACCGTTTCGAGCCGACCGGCGATTACAGTGTCGGCTTTGCTCGCCCGCCAAAGCAGCATCGCTTCTCATCCGGCAACCCGGGGGGCCCAGGACGGCCCAAAGGCAGCGTCAGCCACGACACCATCCTACGCAAGGAACTTAAGCAAAAGCGCCCGGTCCGGATCGACGGCCGCACCATGAACCTCACCACGCGTGATCTTCTCCTCAAGACGATGATCAAGGACGCTCTTGGCGGCGACAAGGCCGCTCGCAAGCTCCTGTGGGGTGAACTCGGAAGACTATTCCCGAATGACGTTGAAGCTTTGCGCGCCCCGTCACCGGCCGAGTACAATGCCAGCGACCGCCAATCGCTGGAGGAGTTGAAGAAGGACCTTCTGGACGGGCTCTTCGATGGCGATGACATCGATACTTCCGGTGATGCTAGCGATCAGGACGACAAAGACGCTGACGACGAACTCGATGCGGACGAGGGAGACGCGGCATGATCACCCCCGCCCTTATCCATCGCACCTACTTCCCATTCTTTGTGCGCGAAGTGTTTCGCCAGCTCCATCCAAACGAGAAGCCACTCGAGCTCGCCTGGTACTTGAGGGCGATGTGCTACGCCCTAGAGACCACCCGGGGAGGCAAAGAGCGTCGCCTCGTCATCAACGTGCCGCCCCGCTATCTGAAGTCGGTCACCACCGCGGTGGCGTTCTGCGCGTGGATCCTCGGACATGATCCGAGCGCCAAGATCCTCGTCGGAACCTACAACGAGGAACTCGCGCGGCTGCACGACCAGCAGCTGCGCCAGATCATGGAGAGCCGCGAGTACCGCGCGGCTTTCCCGGGCACGATGATCGATCGCAAGCGGACCAAGCAGCTCAACCTCATGACGACGGCAGGCGGCTCGCGGATGGCGGTCACGACCGGAGGCACCGCCACAGGTTTTGGCGGCGACTTCATCATCCTTGACGACTGCATGAAGGCGCAGGATGCGGCAAGCGAGGTCGAACGCGCCAAGATCGAGCAGTGGTATCGCGGAACAATCGGCACCCGTCTCAACGACAAGCGATCGGGCGTGATCATTTCAATCCAGCAGCGCCTTCACGAGAACGACCTCGCCGCGATCATGCTCGATGCAGGCGCCCGGCACCTCAATCTCCCTGCGATCGCACCGCACCGGGAGGTCATACAAATCGGGCCGAAGCACTTTCACGAGCGGCTGCCTGGCGACCTCCTCAATCCCGACCGTGAAGATGCCGAAGTGCTCGAGGAGCGACGCCGCGAAATGGGCCCACGCAACTTCGCGACGCAGTACCTTCAGGACCCAACTCCGCCCGACGGCAACATCGTCCGCCTAGAATGGTTCAAGCGTTACGAAGGGGCCCCTCCCCGCGAGGATTATACGACCGTCATTCAAAGCTGGGATACCGCTATGAGCGCCGACCCCTCAGCAGCCTATTCGGTCTGCACGACCTGGGGTTTTAGCCTTACCTACTGCCGGTGGCTCCTGCTCAATGTGTACCGCGAGCGCCTGGATTACTGGGACCTCAAGCGCGCAGTCACCCGCCTCTGGCGCGAGTGGCAACCTGATAAGGTGCTCATAGAGGATGCTACTATGGGAAAGCCATTGTTCGCCGAGCTTCGCGCGGAAGGCCCGTTCCTACCCATCCTTTGTCCGGTCAAAGAGGGCAAGGAAGAGAGGCTTATCGCCCAGACCGGTCAGTTGGAGGCTGGCAGGGTGATGCTCCCACACGAAGCGCCGTGGCTCCATGATTTCTGCCGCGAGCTGCTGGCTGCGCCCAATGGCCGCTACTGGGATCAGGTCGACAGCATGACCCAATTTTTGGAGTATTCTGTCTGGCGAAAGAATACGCTTGAAGCTGAACGCAACCCGATCACCCGGGCGAATTCTGCGTGCTCCTCGTCATCATGAGAGAAGGGTGCCTATCCGCCGGCCGACCGGCCCTATCCCCCGGGGCCAAGGTGTGTGAAGGAAAGCATTTACGGCGAGCAGGCAACCTCCCCACCCTGTTACTAGGAGGGTTAGCTTGGAGCCTAACTCGTCGAGTTGCTTGGCCTTAGTATCCTGTGCGCAGTGCACTTCGCACTTGAGAGTGACCAGTTGGACGGAGAACGAAGCGTTTAAAGCAATGTTGCCAGAAGGCGAGACCGAACAGCTGATAAACGAATACCTCAATTTGAGATCTGGCTTGCTAAATTTGTTATTGACGGCAAGGCTTCCACTTGCGGACGTCGACTTGATCGATTGATCCTTCGCGCTCGTCCCGCACTCGATTGACGGCGACGACCAAAGACTCGGTGTCACCGGAGCACTAGCGCGATTTGTCGCTCTCTCCTCTGTTGCAGTCTCACTCATCCGGTACTCCATTGTTGTCAATGTCTCGGTCAGGAGACAGTTTGCAACAATATCCCCCTCAAATTGCGAATACCGCAAGTTCGAGTTCCACTTTCCGGTCAACCGAGCACACCCCTTTGCACGAGCCGAAACGGCTCGACAGAGAAAGCAGAGGGAAAACACGGCAATGATTGCGACAACAAGTGAAGCGACCGCGCTAGGACCCGGCCTGCCGGGCTGGTCGAGTACCACCAGCGATCCAGCAGTTCCGACAATATCGGCCATCGGTTCGAAAGGACCACGGCGACAAAAAGCCAAGAAAACATCCAGCCCTTGGCCCATACTATCATCGCTCGGTCTCTTGCCCGAAGCCAAGGCAGCGCGGATGGGCTCGATCGGCGGGAGCGATGCCAACACGATTCTGTCGGGCTCGCCGGAACGCGTGCTCCGCCTGTGGCGCGAGAAGCGAGGCGAGGAGGCGGCAGAAGACCTATCGGACAACCTGGCGGTCATGCTCGGGTGCTGGAGCGAGGACTTCAACCGGCAATGGTACGAACGCACGAGCGGGCTTCGGGTCAGCCGGGTTGGCGAGCAGGTTATCTCTGTCGAACATAACTGGCGCTCGGCAACCCTTGACGGCTACGTTGGCAAGATCGGCGCGGTGTTCGAAGCCAAGCACACAAACGGGTTCGCAAAGCCCGAAGAAGTGCTGGCGCGCTATATGCCTCAGCTCCAGCACAACATGGCAGTCGCGCTGTGCGACCGCGCGGTGCTCTCGGTAATCTTCGGCAACTCGAAGTGGGAAGTGTTCGAGATCGCCGCTGACTGGCTCTACCAGGAAGACCTGCTCGACGCCGAGGAGCGGTTCTGGGAGTGCGTACAGTCTGGCGAGCCGCCGGTTGCTCTGCCCCCGCCTCCCCAGCCGAAGCCGATCGGAGTGCGGGAGGTATGTCTTGAAGGGAGCAATGCATGGTCATCGGCCGCCGCCGACTGGCTGAACAACCGGGAAGCAGCGCGCAAGTACCAGTCCGCGGTTGCCTCGCTTAAAGAGTTGGTCGAGCCGGATGTCGCCCGCGCGTTTGGACACGGCATCGAGGCCAGGCGAAGCAAAGCCGGTGCCCTGACCATTAAGGAACTGGGCGCATGATCGCGCGGGTATACCAGGCGATCAACGCTGTTGGCGCGGCGCTTGCGCAAGATGGAGTCGCTAAGACGCGCCTCAACTCCCGCGACAATTACATGTACCGCAGCATTGACGACGTGCTCGGCCGCCTGGCGCCGCTCCTTGCCATCCATCGCTTGTGCATCCTTCCCCGCGTAGTTGAGCGGACCGTGGTCGAGCGGCAAGGCGAGACCGGCGGTCTGCTAATCTCGGTTGCTCTACGAGTGGCGTTCGACCTGGTCAGCGCCGAGGACGGCTCGAGCCACACGATAGAGGCGTATGGCGAGGCGATCGACGCCGGCGACAAAGCCACCGCCAAGGCCATGCAGTCGGCATACAAGTACGCGGTGCTGCAAGTATTCTGCGTGCCCGCCATACAGCTTGAGGATGCCGATGCGAGCTCACACCGGCTCACACTCGCCGCGCTTCCAGCGGAGCCAGCGAAGGGATGGCCGCAGTGGGCTGACGAGCTTGTCGTTGAGATAGAGGCGTGCGCATCTACTGAAGCTATCCGGCAGCTGCAGGTCGACCACCGCACGAGCCTTGCTGCGCTCTCGCGCGAGCGGCCCGATCTTTACCGTGCGCTTGGTGAAGCCATCGCTCTGCGCAAGGTGGTACTTCACGGCACTGCGGTGGCACCAGCGCCGCCAGTTCGGGCGTCGCTATCCAAAGCCGCTGATTGCGCCGTTGCGAAGGGTGAAGTCCGCGCAGCGATGACGCTATCCTCTGAACGGACGCGAAGAGGACGCCAGAAGGCCACCCAGGTGGCCACCCCGCCGCCCGGCAACGGTTCTCTTCCGAATGGGAGTGGCCCGCATGTCTAGCTTGCGTCTGCCTGATCGTATTGAGCGAACGCGGCGCAAGTCGGCCCCTCGCGCTTGTCCCTCTCACCGGGCGTGGATCCGCCGTCACCACTGCTGTGTCCCAGGTTGCATCCGGACTCCAATTGAATGTGCACACGTACGCGGCGGCACCGACGGGGGCATGAGCCTCAAGCCGTCCGACGGATGGACAATCAGTTTATGTAACGGCCACCACGCCGAGCAGCACTGCATCGGGGAGAGTGCTTTCGAGGAACGCTACGAGATCGACATGCGCGCTCTTGCCGAGGGATTCCGCGCTAGATCCCCGCATCGCGCCAAACTAGGGGATCTATGATTAACCAACCACCATTTGGTAGTCCAACGTTCCGTTTTCATTCAATCGTAGTGCCCGTCAAGCCAAATGTTCGGATCCGCCGACGTACTGAGGGTACTTTAAACAATTTTGCAACTCTCAAGAAAGGCATTGGCATTGCGCACTTGCATCTTATCCCTTAAAATGCTCACTATTCAGTGATGTATTTCGGAACCCTTCCCTTCATCCGGTCAGGTCTTATCTCACTGACTGACTGTAAACTGATATTTGAACGTACGATTGCGATCTCGCCGGATGTGCTGCACGTGCTGGTCGGTGTTACCATCTTATTTCTGGCTGCCGCGTTGCTTCGCAAATCGATCGCGGATTGGCGTCCTTTGCTAGTGGTGGTGGCTTTACAGTTAGGCAACGAACTGCTTGATTTTCATTACGAAATCTGGCCGCAACTTTCCACGCAGCTCGGAGAGAGCCTGAAGGATATATGGTTGACCCTGTTCCTTCCGGCGATGCTGATGATATTAGCGCGATCAACGCCTGCACTGTTCGTCGGACGTCAATCTGGGTCTGAATCGGCGACCTTCACGACACCGCTTGGCCCAACCGTCGACGATGCCGAAGTTCGCGGCTGA